TCTTCTATTGTTATGTAACGGTTCTTTAATGTAGGTCGTACCCTTGCCTTACCATAGATAACCGGCATAGTCGAGCCGAGTGCCGCAGTGGGGTTACTCCCATGTTGCCACGAGTAAGATGGTGATGTAGACTGGTCTTTGTCTTTGTCTCGTAGAATTAAACTCGCCCCCATACCAATTCCATAAGCAAGATATGGGCCTGCTACAGGTATGAAGTATGAGGCGGTCGCTATCATGCCCCACATTGCCCGCTTGGTCTGTATGTCACCTCCCGCTGGTATAGGCATAATCATATACTCATCCTTACGGGCGGGCATGATCTTGTTCAACGGCAAATCAATTATATCACTGCCTTGGGCAACAATACACTCCCCATCATACCCTATGTAGTCAGATAGTGGCTTTCCCTTTTCCCAGTCATATTCCGTAGTGACAGACCCGCCGGTTAATGGATTAAGTACGTCGATTACTTTGAACATAGTCTGTAATACCCCACAATACGTGTTTCTAATGCCGTAACCTTCGACACAACAGCATTCGTATCCTTCATAGTATGTATAATCTTATTGTCCCCTATATAAGCCCCTACATGCGTTATCAGGTTCGGGTGCATCCGCATCAACACGACCAATGGTTCATTCCAGTCACGCGGATTATGCACCTGTTCCCATTTCCGGGATCCAACCTCTTCCCCGGCTAATGCGTTTATGGCTGAGAATGCAAAGGCATCAACCGTGAAATCTGGTAATGTCCTATTGTGCGCCTTAAATACTTCCATAACCAAGCCCCAACAGTCCAATCCCTTTCTCACGTCTCTGCCCCCTGAAACGAACTTCGTTCCTACGAGGTGGTTTACATTAACCATATACACCTCCCGAGATACCAGGACTCCCGCCATAATTCTGAGTATTATCCCGCAGCTTACATGCATCGAGCGTATGATTGCAGTCGTTATATCCAAGTGTCAATGTGACCGTGGTAAGTACTGTTTCTTCTACAAATGCCCGTCCACCTGCTGCCTCCGTTTGTACATAAACAGTAGTCCCATTCACAGCATAATAATTCTCAGCCACAAAGAACCCGTCATTGTGTGCCGAACCGCTTATCATGAACCCCGTGTCCTTACTTAATGCCAATTTACCCGGTAATTGCCGTTTTCCTGGTGGTTTGGCAAATATAAATACCCTTTCCACAATATTCCCATTCTCCATATATATGCGGTTTACTGGATACCCGTCAACTGTCCCTACATCGAGTGTGAATATTGCATGGTTACTTGTAGCTGTATGCAGCGTGCCATCCGGCAATCTTGGTGTCAAATACTGGCATAACGCCCCACCAAACTTATGCCTACAGAACCCCGGTACATACTTATCGCGTGGAAACCGCCTACTAAGCAGGCTGGGAATACCAAGCACAAGAGTTACAGCATCCAGTGTGATTTCTGCACTCAGGACTTCGGCTGACTCGTCTATTGCAGGGTCGGTGAGGGCTAAATGCATGGAGTGCACCACGCGCATCCTAACAACACTCCCTACCAGCCCGGACGTTGCCTGTATACGTGTACGCAAATCACTTGTTAAGCATAGTTCCCCTATCTGTAGTCTGTATTCAGGGAATTTACCGTCTAATGACATTTCTGTATCATCTACTGTGAATGGTACGGCGGTATAGAGATTAACTCCTGTTGATGGCCATGTAATATCCTGATTGTTGTTGGTATATAGTAATGGAGTAGTATATCCCGTAGTGGTAATTTCTAACAGCCAAATCCATGCACCCTTAGCTGTTAACGTATTCTGCTCCGTGATATATGCACTCTCCAACTTATTCATTACACTTCCTCCAGAACAAACTCTATCCTCCACCTCAGAAAGTTAGTATTAGGCCACGGTGTATATCTCACCGGCTCAAAGAATCTAACAGTATATGTACCGCCATCTTCCGGGTTAGTCCATGTGAAAGACTCTGACCCACCCAACCGAGCATCTTCAAATGCTTTAATAGTATCCATGTTGACTTTACATACGCCTTCATAATGCACTGTCCACCGCCGTGTAACCCTTGTGAATCGTGCTCTTGTCTGTACATATCCCCCATCAGACCCGCTTCTAATTGTGGGACTCTGCACCATAGTGTCCTCGAAGTCACCCACAACGGGCGTGTGTACCAATGTCCCATGCACATATATATTTGGAAATGCTGCCATAATCTATCTCCCACTTATTATTTTAGCGAAGGCGGGATTCGTGTTTATCTCACTCAATACTGCATTGATAATCAACCGTTGTCCGTCAAAGCGCCGCCCAGTCACCCGTAATTCTGCGGGATTACCCTGATTGGTAACGTTTATTTCCACAGCTCCTACAGCCGTCTTGGCTAAATGAGATGCTCCCGGGGGAATTGCTCCCGGCTCTATTGGAGGGAGTGTTACAGAGGATGGGGATTTAAAAAAGTCTAATGCGCCTGATGGGACAAGGTCGAATAATGTGGGTAGTTTCCCGCTTCTCCCAAGCTCTTTACCCTTCTCACCCATAAGTAAGTAAAGCAAATCATTAGCGGCTATCTTTGCTATCAGGTTGTTGAATGAATGCAGAATAGCGTCGAACATATCCACAAGGGTATTCTTAATTGTCCTCGCCTTGGTAGACGTGTCATTCATTATATCTGAAAATGTGGTAGTCCACTTGTCCCGTATGCTCTTCAACATAGTAACAAATTTATCCTGCCATTTATCTATATCTTCTACGCTGGGTCTAAACAGCTCTCCAAGTGCTGATCCCCATGATGCAAGCAAGTCCTTTCCTTTTTCTGCGGCCGGAGCAATGTCCCCCAGCTTCTTATTAAATACTTCTATCTTCTCTGTTACGTCTTCTACTGCCGGTGCGAGCCCTTTCATAAACAAGTCAACCATTTCTGTAATGGTAGCTATTGTTTTTTCAAAGTTCTCATACACGCCCTCTGGCATCATATCTTTTACTAAATCTGCCATTCCCTTCATATCGGCTTTGAGCTGATTCAACATACCTTTACCAACGGCTGCTGCTGCTTTTTTACCACTTCCAGCAACACCCCCCAGTCCTGTTGGATCTTTGGGTGCAATTCCAAATGCTTTATCTATTTCAGTGTTAATCATATCCCATCCTTTAGCGGACTCCCCTAATATCATCTTCCATCCCGCAGCGGATTTCCCTAATATCATTCCCCATCCACTGACAGCCATCATCATTGCTTTCCCAAATACGCCAAACTTCTCACGAAGCCATGTTCCCATCACGTCCGTAAATTCATCCAAGGCAGAAGAGAGTTCACCGTTTTTCTTGAACATATCCCCCCAGATTGTGCGAAATGCGTAGAGTGCGCCCATTACCAGAGTAAATGGAGTAATAAGCGACAGCAACGATGATGCAACCGATATCAGAAGCGGTATTGCGAGTGCGAGAACACCCGCTAATGTCGCCCACTTCATCGCAGAGGCTACAGCAGCGGTGTTCTGTTTAATATACTCCTCTAAGTCCTTTCCCAATTCCACAAACTTATCAGCCACCAATATCATACCTGGCGCAAGTTGCTCCCCGAGCACTATTGCTAATTTCTGCGCCTGTCTCCAGATTCTCCCCATTTGCTCAGTAAACGCCTTCATCTGTTTCTTAGCTACCTTTTCATGGGCTTTACCATTCTCAACTATCGCTTTGGTATACTCACTAATTCCCTCAGCCCCCACATCAAATAGCCTTATCTGTCCCGCAAGCGCCCTTACCCCAAACAGCGTCCTGAACACAAGGTTTCTGTACTCATCGCTTGTCCCCTCAAGGCTATCACTAATCTGCCCGATTATATCATTGAACGACTTCATCTTGCCTTCGGAGTCGTATAGCTCCAGACCAAGCTCGTATATAAGCCCCCTCATTGCCCCCATGGGCGCCATAAGATTAGCCATAGCGCGCCTTAACACAGTCCCCGCCATACTCCCCTTTATACCCGCATTAGCCATAATACCAAGCATGGCAGCCGTTTCAGCGAATGTGTTATTGGTCATCTCGGCTGTGGATGCCGCATACGCCATGGCCTTATCGAGATCCTCAAAATGCTGATTGGACGAAATGATTGTTTGGGTAATCTGCCCTGCTATCGTTCCCACATCCTCAAATTCCAAGCCGAATGCACGTACAATATCCACTAATCCCTCCACAGTCGTGGACAACTTACTCCCCATAGCGCGGGATAGTACAACAGTATCATTGAATGCAGCCAACTGCTCGGTAACGGTCAGTCCAGCCGACCCAAGATAATAGAATGCTTGAGCGGTCTCGGAAGCTGCTATATTCCACTTCACCGAGGCCTTCAATGCCATATCCGACATTTCTTTGAATTGTGCTGTAGTTGTTTCGCTGACTGCGGTAGCACTGCGAATGGCTTTATCGAACTTGCCAAACTCATGCATTATGCCGCCGATTGATGCCGTTACCAGCATCCCGGTCTTACGGATTTTGGCAGATAGCTGGGTGAGTGAATTACTCGCACTCCCCATGGAGCGTGTCCATCCACTCGTATCGAGCTTTAGATACCCCTGTACCGACCCTACATTAAACACTCTTTCCTCCCCCCATAAACTTTAGCATATTCCATGTTGCTTCAGACTTCTGTGCCTTGCTTTCCTCTGCTGTCTTGGAAAGCTCAAGACTATCTATCGCCGTCTGATAACTGGAGGAATCAGCCATGCCAATACGCACACCGGAACTGATGGTTGCTATTAGCTGCCGTTTTACTGCATCAGCCTGCCTTAACCAATACCCCTGCTGCCTGATGCCCATATTGATGAGTTCATGCCACGTAAACATGCCTGGAAAGGCCGCACCTATGACTGCAATTTCTTTAGCACGGCCTTTGGGACGTTTTTTCCTTCTAATTCCTCATTAATAATTTCCATGAGCCTTAGAATGAGCATAGTACGCTTACGCAGACCAAGCTTGTTAATATCCGCTTTATTCGCATGTAGGATCTCAATAAGAATTTCTGATACGAGCTTGGGATCTTCATTTGCCTCATCCCCACCCATTTTACTCATTTTTCCAGCAGTTTCCTGAGAAATATCGTCTACGGTGTACGTCTTACCCCCTACTGTAACTTCAATAGGTTCGCATAATTCATCAATGTTGATTTTTGACATGGCTATCTCCAATTAGGTATAATCTGTTTTTGTTAATACTTTACCTGCCGACCATAGATACTCCGATGTTTCATCAGGGTGGGCTTTAAACGTAAGCCCATAT